ATGAAAAGAGATACCCCCAAATTGAAACTTAACGCCCGTACAGTGGACACTTCTAAGCCTAGAGAGAAGGCATATAAGCTATCAGATGGCGGTGGCCTCTACCTCCTTGTGAACACTAACGGTGCACGTTACTGGCGTATGAAATATCGTGTAGCTGGCAAAGAAAAGTTGCTGGCTATCGGAGTTTATCCGGGCGTGTCTCTGGCTGAAGCCCGAATGAAAAGGGATGAGGCGAAAAAGATTCTGGCCTCTGGAGGCGATCCGGGGGAGGTCAAGCAAGCTGAGAAACAGGCGAGGATCGAGGCCATTAATAATAATTTTGAAGCTCTTGCTATAGAATGGCATGAGCACAAGCGTCCCAGTTGGTCCAAAGGTTACGCCGATGACATCTATGAATACCTCAGGAAGGATGTTTTCCCTTATATTGGCAAAAGGGCTGTAGCTGAGATTAAGCCAGCCGAAATGTTGGCAGTGCTTAAAAAGATGGAGCAGCGGGGCGTTCTTGATAAGCTGAAGAAGACCCGACAGGCTTGCCGGCAGATATTTACATACGCGGTCATAACGGGCAGGGCAGAGTATAATCCAGTTGTAGACTTGGCTGGTGCGCTCAAATCACCCAGACAAAAACATTTCCCCCACCTTCTAGCGGATCAGCTTGGCGGTTTTCTTCGTGCTCTCAACGATTATCCCGGCAGTACTGTCACGAGAAATGCCACTAAGTTGCTGATGCTCACCGGAACGCGCACTATTGAGCTCCGTGCTGCAGAATGGTCGGAAATTGATTTAAAAAAAGGTATCTGGCAGATTCCCTCAACAAGAATGAAGATGCGCCGCCCGCACGTTGTTCCACTTTCTATTCAGGCTCAAGCCTTGTTTGAAGAAATCCAGCAAATCACCGGCTGCGGGCGGTTTGTTTTTCCGGGCAGGAATGAAGCTGGTAAGACAATGAGCGAGGCCAGTATCAATCAGGTCATAAAAAGGATTGGTTACGGTGGCAAAGCTACTGGCCACGGCTTCCGCCACACAATGAGTACCATTCTTCACGAGCAGGGTTTTAATACGGCATGGATTGAGGCCCAACTGGCACATGCTGATAAAAACTCAATTCGCGGCACCTACAATCACGCTCAATATTTGGATGGCCGGAGAGATATGCTTCAATGGTATGCTGACTACCTTGATCAAATTTAAAGATGTAACTGTATAAACAGACAGTTCTAAGTGCTAATAGTAAGCTTCTCTACAACAATCTCAGTAATTAACGCGTCTTAGGAACGTTGTGTGAAAAGAGGCAAGGAGAAAGTATGATCCCAAAAAGTATCGATGAATTGAATGAGCAACTAAAAGGCATTGAAGAGGAGGCCGATTCAGTTGATAAATTTTTTTCAATTTTGCGAAACAGTAACTTAAAAGCAAGAGATCTTTCTTCTATTATTAATGTCAAGGAGTATGATGAAATAACCAAGGATTATACTCCTCTCCATTTTTATGTTTCCTTTGAAAGAAGAAGGGAGGTACTATATATATTAGATTCTTTATATGAATTAAATAACGAGACATATGAAGAGTTTCTTGAAGAAGGTAATGACTACGTCACTAAAGAACAGTATTTAAGTGATAAAAAAGAGAGACTCAAATATGATCAAATTGACCTGCTTGAAATAATTACAAGAATAATTTCAGGGGATAACGCAAGAGTTACTGATTCTGATACTAAATTTATTAACGGATGGCAATTACAAACCCCTATAACCACTATAGATATGAAGACTATAGCATTTGATAACAAAATGGTTGGTGCTTTACGAGGAGGAATGGATGACGAAAATAATAATACTATCTTGTTTAAAATTATAAGTGGTAGTGCTACTGGTGATGATTATAAAAAACTAAAAGAGATGCCTCAAGGTTATGGATGGCCTACTTATGGACTAAATCAACGTGTTTGGGCTCAAATCGATATCAATACACCAGATGAAATTCTTATGCTTGCATTTTCAAACTGGCTTAAGGAAACAAGAGAATTGCCGATTTTTAAAAACTCCGGTGTTCCTTACCATCTTTTCTCTGAAGGTGTCGTTAAAGATATACACTTTAAGAAATGGCATGCATTAAGAGTTCTTGCCTATTTAGATTTGAAGATTCTGTCCTGTTTAACAGAAACTAAAGTAACAATGAAGAATTATGCTGACATTTTATATTTTGACGACTTTGAAAAAGACACTACAGAAAAAGTTAGGAAGACACTTATACCCATGGTCAATGAAATATTGGGGAGTGGTTATCTAAATAATTTGCTAAAAAAAATACTTGCGGAATGATTTTAATCATAATTTTTCCGGAAATTTTTTTCAGATAAAACTTCCGGAATTTTGTTTTTTAGTTTTTTCCCTTCAAGATTTAGAATTTAATCTTCAAAATCATCTTCACTAGCTCTACTGAGGTAGTTAGAAATCTTTAGATGCAAATGGAGGTGTACATGAAGCAATCATTGATACGCATGAGTGAAACCACGCGCCGGACGGGTTATGGTAAGGCATGGATCTATCGCTTAATCAGCCAAAATAAATTTCCCAAACCAATAAAAATTGGCTCCCGAGCTATAGCTTTCGTCGAAAGTGAGGTTGAAGAGTGGATTGAGCAGCGTATTGCCGAATCTCGCGTAAATAGTGCATAGATTTTACTCAATAAAGAACTTGCGTTTGTTTGAGTACTGGTTGGTGGTTAATAGCCAAAGCGTACCAATCAGATGAATCAGCATTGATGGAGAGTAAATAAGTGAAATCAAACATTCCCTGCTCAGATAGCTATGTATCCACCCCAGATGTGGAAAATGCACTAGCATATGTCAAACAGGCTGATGCTATTTTGTGCATCTGGTTGGATGGATTGAGTCATCATCATGAAGATGAAAGCTGTAGAGTTTCAGCAGTACAGACGCTCATTCACGAAGCGAAAACACAGTTGAATAATCTACTGACATTTAAGGGTGAATATTGAAAATTTTAAAATGCCAGTAGAGTTATAACTCACCAGTTTATACGGCACCTATTGCCTGCTGAACAACTTTATAGCCGCACTTACGCGGCTTTCTTTTCTTTTGGATGGTTGCCGGCACAACTTGAGGTGCATCAGGTTTTGGAGCCACCACGCCGTTTCGCATGTGTCGCTTCTGATTCATCTGCCACGCAATGCGCTGTGAGTAGTCGCGGCCATCATCGACTTTTATGCCGGTGTTAGTCAGCGCCTCCTGAATGTCTGTCTTATCGAGATCACGCACTCCAATTGCCCTCCATAGTCGCGCCCATATCCGAAATCATGCTTTCCCAAAATGAAATCCCTTTCGGAGTTAACGATCCCCTGTCATCAAGACACTTACCTAGCGTTGCCAGGCTGATAGCTTCCCAACCCTGATAATTAACTTTGAGCGCCTCAATGAAATAGCTGTCAACAAGCTGTCGCATGCCAGCAATACCGCCGATGATTTCAACTTTCAAAGGCTCGCCATGAACAGCGGTATAGAAGTAATCGCCGCCGCTCTCAGCTTTGACGTGATGATAAAGAGCCGCGGCATAGCTGTTAGCCAGGGCATTGAGGCGGAAGTTTTTAGTCATCACTTTCATTTGGCAGCCTCCGGCGTGTAAGTGGCTTTATCGTGGCTGTATTCACCGTTCCATGACTTTTTCATTGGCAGTTCGCCTTTCATGTAAAGCTGATAAAGCCGGTGACAGCCTTTCTCCAGCAAGACAGGGGAGTAGCGAGTAAAGGTTTCCATGCCGTGCGGCGTTACCTGCGTCTGGTCTTCCGTCAGATATTTATCCCTGGCGTAACTGGCAACTCGCCAGCGCGGGTCTTTCTCCGGATCACGCTGCTCGTTGAAAACCCAATCGCGCTCGAAGGCCCACCACATCATTTTGCTGACGTTGACGCCGTTCAGCCCTTTGCAGAAGGCCGGGATAGTCATGCCTTTGGTGAAATGCTTCTCAAGGCTCTCTACCGTTGCATTGAGGGTTTTGTTTGCAAGCTCCGCAGCTTCCGCACGATCCTCCGCATCAATTACCATCAGGGCCAGCTCTTTGCGGCTGACCGGGGCGGCGATGGCCGCTCGCTTAGTGAAATAAAAATCAACCAGGTATTCGTGATAGCCCCATGCCTGATCGGTTTCCAGCATCTTGGCGTGATTAGCCGCGCCGCGTTCGGTCCAGAGCGTAAGGCTTCTGGTTTTGCTCGAAATTTGTGCGGGACTAAAAGAGACGCGCAAATCTTCAAGCTCTTTACCTGTCAACTGGAAGTAGTGCTTACCCTCTTCGAAACGGGATTTGTTGCGATTGAAGTTGCGCCGAATATTTTCAACATCCGTTCCATAGCCCGCCGCCATTTGCTCAGTGGTGATTACGCGCTGACCGCGATACTCGACAACATGCAGATCGCGAGCAGCCGGGGTAGTAAGTTCATTAGTCATTTTTGCTCTCCTTAATAGCGGCTGCATGCTGGCGTATTGCCTTTTTGAGTTTCTTCCCGTTGCAAACTGAGCAATAAAGCTCTGCGAGTTTTTGTCCCAGATAGATATCCCCTGTTTCCTCATCAACGCAGTACTGATCAGGCTCCTTTTTGATAATCTCCTGCACCATCGGCAGGGCGATAAATTCCTCAGGGGAGTAGATGCGGCTTTTCTTCCGCTGGTGCTTAGCAGCTGGCACCTTGTGCCGCGACTCAGCAGAAAATACATTGGCGTTATTTTGGTTAGCCATAATCAGCCCTCAGTGAATTACAGGGTTATCATCATTTGCCGAGCGGCTATCTTTTAGCTTTCTGATGATTTCAATAAACATGTCATCGAAGAAATCACTAAACCAGCAGTAACCCTTCGATTCCTTATCCGCTTCGTTGCGGGCGTAAAACTGGTAAACAGAGATATATTTATCTTCGGTTTCTTCTAGCAAAGTTTTCTCAACGTGAACCTTTAACGCACACTCAAGCATGTCCTGATTAATGACAAAGTTATAAATTCCACTTTTGAATATGTGCTTATCTTCAACCTTGCCCCATCTTTCAGCGCATTCAATTAAATAGCGCAGGGCAACATTCGCCCTCATTGCACCGCATACGCATTCAGACCATTCCTGCATTTCTTGTGGCGAAAGAGAGCCCTTCCCATAGCGGTTCTTATCCAGCATCCACGCAGGATGATTAAACGTGCCGTTCGAGCGCTTTACCAAACCCTCCAGACGCTCAACCAATCTTGCTACGTTAGCTTTTTCGATGTCGTTCATTTCCCATCCTTCGCGCCGTTGTATGTTTCATGCGTCATTAACTGCCAGTCTTTGCCGTTATTCCGCGACAGCAGACGCCAACGCGGATTAACTGCCAGACTCAGGAAACCGGTACTGCGAATACGGCATGCAAATATCCGGCGCTTCCTGTACTGCGATAATTTCTTGGTTGCCTGAACGATTACCCATTCAGGAGCTTTAAAGGTGGTCAGGCTCATTTATCTACCCGCTGATAAAAAGCCTGCTCTACAAGGTTCTCCAGCAGGCCAGATATAAACTGGTTGCCGATGTTGGTTAACTTTTCATAACTGCGAGTCAGGCAGCGGCTGTAGTGAGAGCTGATCGCTATCTCTGCCTCATCGTGTGACGCCCTGGCAAAAGCAGGCGTTTCGAACGTTTTGATAAGCGCCTTTTTAAGGATTTCGGCGTCCAGTTCCAGAGTGGTAACGGAACCATCAGGCAACCGCACAGGCTCCATATTTCCACGCGCCGATACCTCAGAAATCTTCGCGGCAATTAAACGGCTACGATTACGCTCAAGGATACTGGTCATTTAATTTCTGACTCCGATTCAAACTTGCTTAAAAGAATTAAAACCTTTCCGCTGAGGTCATAAGCCAGGCCGACTAACTCATCATCCTTCGCGCAACTTTCCGTACCGTTTTCGAAAATGGTTTGAAGTAGGGCGGTTAACTGCCGGGCGCGAGAAGCGGCATTTAATACCTCTGAAATATCAACAGAGCTGGCTTTCATTTCTCCGATACCTCGGTCAGCAATGCGTTAATTTCGTTTTCAAGTACTTCAAAGGCGTACATTCCAGAGTTAGTTGCAACGCCTATAATTGAAACGATATCCGATGCATCTTTCTCGTTACTGTAATTACGATGTGCAAATTCAAGAGCAGAGAAAGCATCGCAAATTTGACCGAGGCGTAATTTAATTTTTCTTGCTGATTCGTCTTTCATTTCTAAATCTCCAAATTTAGATTGAGAGAATCCCTAGCGGATTCGCTATAAATTAAGATTGTATTTATTATTTTTTCATTGATGGTGATTCTTTTTCTGCGCTCTGATAGCCAGCCCAATAATTTGCAGTGTTACTAATTTTTGAAGTTGCTATTGCAAGGCCAGTAAGATCATTAATTATGCAAGCTAGGTTATTTATAGATTCTTGGGGGCTTTCCGTTTCATTCACTTCTAAAAGTTTGAATGACAGAATTTCAATTGCTTCAATGATAGAAGCGGTTTTAGTTTCACAATCTGTAGCTACAGAACCGTAATCAATGCCGTTCGCATCACCTGATGAAGGCTCATAGTTGGGAATGTCTACTACCTGATAAATCTTTTTGCTGGTCATCTCACTGGCTCCGTTGTTTGCCGATGAGTTGATAATAGAATACGCTATCATTCCCTGCAATAGCATATTCTATTGATTGTGGTAATTTTGGCATAATAAACTGATTTTTAAGGATTTATTTTTTATTCCGCTATTTTTATAGATGAAGAATGCAAAAAAACCGCCAGAAGGCGGTTTTTGCTAGTGCTTAGGCATTAAGTATTCTATTGGTTTGTCATAGCAGTTCGGATTTCCAGAACACTCTTCCTATGATTTCAACATCGCCAAGATTCCTTGTTTCGTCAGGATAATCTCGCTTGTTGTAACTGCGTATGCTTACGGTGTCTGGGCCAATCTGATACAGCATTTTTATTCGTTTCCAGCCGTTTTCGTTAATTGCATAAATTTTCCCATCAATGATTTTCTTGTCATCTACGTTTACTGCAACGGTTGCGCCGTCAAATATTCTTGGTTCCATACTATCCCCCCTAGCTGGGAAGCAAAGTACGCCACTGCCGTCAGTTCTGGCACCAACTCTATGAAGAGTGGCTTTTGAGAATCTCAGTTTATAACCGTTATAATCTTCTTCAGACACGCTGCCATCCCCGCAGGCGAATTCAATATCCTTAAGAAATGGCACTTCAACTTCATCATTGCCTAATGCGGTTGAGGAGTTACAAGCCCTAGTCTCCACCCACTCACTGTCAGGTGGCATATCAGAACGAGGGTCATGATGATCTTTAAGGTTGACCCTCATCGAACCTTTACCGCTGGCTAACCATTCTGGGCTAACGTTCAACGCCATCGCAATATCAATTACTTTTGACGAGCCGTTACCCTTTCCATTAGCAAGCCTCCATATCGTAGGTTGTGCCAGGCCTGATGCTTTAGCTAAAGCACCCTGACTAAGTCCCGCTTCCTGCATAGCAAGATTCAAGCGGTCTGCGAACGTAGTTTCATTTTTCATGCCCATAATATATAGACCCCGCTATCGCCTTTCAATACGCACACAATAAGTCTCTCTATTGCTGATTTTAATAGCATATGCTATTATTTTTCAATCTGAGCATGGAGATAAGCATGAAAAATAAAACTGCCATTGAAAAAGCTATCGAGGCAGCAGGTGGTGTTAATGCACTAGCCCGAGCTGTAGGGGTGAAGCAGCCATCGGTTTCACGCTGGAAGAAAGTAGGTGTTGTTGGCGTGGATTACGTCCTTGATGTTGCTGATTTTACAGGTGTGCCAGCGCATGAACTGCGCCCTGACAAGCCGAAATTGTTTCCTAAGCCTACTAATTAAAAATTTCATGAGGGTTTCAGAATGAGCATGGAATTGATGGTTAAAGCCATGAAAACAAAAGCGGGTAATCCTCTTCGAAAGCTGGTGCTCATTAAGTTGGCTGATAACGCCAGTGATAAAGGCGAGTGCTGGCCTTCATATCAGCACATCGCTGATCAATGCGAGATCAGCAAGCGCTCAGTAATGACTCACATAGAAAATTTATGCGCGATGGGCCTGGTTAAAAAAGAATTGAGAGCCGGCCCAAAAGGAAATTCAAGCAATGTTTATTTACTTACGCTGGATGGTGCAGGAGATTCACTACCTAGTGCAGCAAATTCACCAGGTGGTGCAGGAAATTCACTAGGGGGTAGTGCAGGAGCTGCACCCAGAATCAGTCACTCTTTTGAACCAGTCAATGAACCAGTCAATGAACCAGTCAATGAACCTAAATTAAATGGCACACAGGCTAACGCCAGTGAGCCGAGGAAGGTTTCAAAGGCTCAGTTTTCAGATGATTTCGAATCTGCCTGGGCAGCCTATCCAAAACGCGCCGGCGGCAACAATAAACAAACTGCCTGGAAAGCCTGGTCAGCACGTATCCGTGAGGGCGTTACCGCTGCTGATATGCATTCAGGCGTTCAGCGCTATGCAGCATTCATCTCTGCAACCGGCAGGACGGGTACAGAGTACATCAAACAGGCGGCTACGTTCTTCGGTCCGGATCGCCATTTCTCTGATAGCTGGACAGCCCCAGCAACACAATCATCCCGCAACACAGCGATGAGCAATCACCACGGCTTTGACCAGCGCGACTACGGCCAGACTCAAACCCCGGATTGGTACGATGGAGATCAGGAATGAACCAACGACAGAACCAGATTTATAACCTCAAGCTGAAAATTGATGACCTCAACGCAGACTTGGCTTTTACCCGAGGAGAAACATCCTATTCTGACCGCTGCTTTGACCAGAGAGAAACACTGACAGCCGTCTGTGATGAGCATGGCGAATTCATTCAACACCGTATCTGGATGAATTCACTTGGTGGCCGCATCGCTGAGAAGCGTTCACGCTGTCCGGTTTGTACTGCTGCCAGTCTGGAAGAGACGCAAGCCAGCAGAAAGGCGCTGCAGGTAGCGCTACTTACCGACAATGCAAACATTGCTGAGCGCTTCGACGGCTGCACGCTGGAAAACTATGTTGCCGTCAATGACAAAGCAAGGCGCAACCTCGGCATGCTGAAAACGTACGCTAAGCGCTGGCCTGACATGTACAAAGCCGGTACTAGCCTGATCCTCAGTGGCAAGCCCGGAACCGGTAAAAACCATCTTGCTGTTGGTCTGGCAAAAGCCGTTATCGCCGAACACCAAGCATCTGTGCTGCTGACCTCTGTTCTGAAAATTATCCGTGCCGTTCGCCGCAGCTGGGGTAAAAGCGCTGAGTACAGCGAAGAGGAAGTAATCGCGATGTACACAGATAAAGACTTGCTGATTATCGATGAGATTGGCGTTCAGTACAGCTCCGACTCGGAAAAGATCACCCTTTTTGAAATCCTCAACACGCGCTATGAGCGCATGCTGCCAACGGTGATGATTAGCAACCTGACGCCAGGACAAATCTCAATGGCAATTGGTGACCGCCTTACCGACCGCATGGTTGAGGGGCAAGGCACCACACTGATTTTTGATTGGGAGAGTTACCGCAGCCAGAAAGGAGCCCAATCTGCATGAGCAAAGTGATGTGGCGTGATCAGGACATGGAAGCCGCGGTAATTGGTGCAATGTTTTTGCGCGGCGCTGACGCAGAGGTGATGGAGGTGATCACCTCTCTGCCAGAATCCGCATTCAACTTTACGCAGTACAGGGAAATATTCAGGGCGATAGTTTTACATGCCAGGAAGACAGGCGTGATTGACCCGATCCTGATTGGTGAACAGTTGCCACAGCACCAGGAGGTGATAACGGGTACTGGCCGCATGGCATGGGCTAAGTCATCCCTCAAATCATACAGTCAGCAGCTTATGCGCAATGCCAACCTCCGTGATGCGCAGGCTGTGCTGGGTAACGCTCTCAGTCGCCTTGAGGCAGCACACAACAGTGAGGCAGGGATTGCCATTCTCGATGAGGTTAAATCCGCTGTAAGCGCTATCCAGACGGAATCAGAGGTAATCAGGCCGGTGGCTATTGATGACCTTCTCCCTGGCATCATCAACCGTATTGAAAACGGGCTCAATCCCGAATACCAGTCACGCACACTGATGACCGGGATCGAAGAACTGGACAATGCAACCGGTGGACTTGACCAGACGGATTTGATTCTGCTGGCGGCCCGTCCTTCGATGGGTAAAACGGAAATGATTCTGGACATCACCGACAAGGTGACAGCCAGCGGCGCGGGTGTTCTGTTTTTCAGTATGGAAATGAGCGACATCCAGATCGCAGAAAGACACGTTGCCGCCGCTGGTGGTCTGTCTGCTTCGAAACTCAAATCGCCGGAAAAGCTGGAAGAAGAAGATTGGGCGAGAATATCTAATGGCGTCGGTCAGATGACTGGCCGGAAAATATGGATCGTGGACGCGAATGATTTAACGGTTGACCAGATTAAAAATATTGCCGTTCGCCATAAGCAGGAATACCCGGAAACGGCGCTTGTAGCCGTCGATTACCTCCGACTGATTAAGTTACAGGGCAATGGTCGTCACGATCTGGAAGTGGGGCAGGTTTCAAAAGGGCTTAAGTCACTGGCGAAAACTAACCGCACACCGGTAGTTGCACTCAGCCAGTTATCGCGCAGTGTTGAAAGTCGTGCAAATAAGCGCCCGGTAAACGCCGACCTGAAAGACTCAGGAGAAATCGAGGCAGACGCGGACATTATCATGATGCTCTACCGCGACGAGGTTTATAACCCTGAATCACCGGCTGCTGGCCTGGCTGAAATTAATATCACGAAAAACAGGAATGGCCCGTTATCCACGATTTATCGCCGGTTCTATAACGGACATTTCCACGATGTTGACCAGGACGAGGCGCGGTCACGCAGTATCGCATTTGACGATCGTAACTCAGGCTCTAAACGCCATTCCAAAAGAGGGGCGGCATAATGCGTACTGACAACATCGAACATAAAGCACTTTTCAGCATCCCTGAACCAGCCTACAGCACAGCGATCGCCACCACCAAACCACTACCGCCGCAGCGTGTCGTGACAGGTCACAAACAGACAGACGCTTACCTTTGGGTGCTGGAAGTGATCCGCCTGAACGAACCGGCACACCTGCAGGCCGCTGAGGAGGCACTGGAAAAGCTGAAGATAACCCCGAAAGAGGCCCAGCAACGCTATAGCGATTACCTGATGAAGTCCGGCGCTCATGCATTTCAGATGGTTTTTGGCACCATGTCGCTGGATAACCCTTTCGGGGCTATTAAAGCGGCTAAATCTGCAATTGAGGAAGCCAGCCGCGTACGCTCCCTGTTCGGAAGCTATGAGCAGGCGCTGGAGAATACCGAAGCTGAAAACCTTATGCTGGTGGGGGATCTCGCAGATATTTACGAAGCGTTTTGGGGATGGAGCGAAGAAGAAATCGAACTGGGCTGGATGGGTGGTGGACGTTCGGTGGAGCTCAGCAACCTGAGAAGGGAAAAGGCAAATGGCTTTGTTGAACAGCTTCCACAACCTCACACCCTGTCCGATGTGGCGCGTGAATATGAATACTGGAGCTGGCTTGGTTCGTTACGTGACCGGGCCTCTAAAGAGCTGGGATACGAATACGGCGACTACGACCGCAATTACATCTACGACAGAGAGAGTCATCTGGAAAAGTTACTGACCACCATCAGGCCAGTAACACGACAGGAGGCGGTTGAAATATGCCAGTGGGTTCTTGGCAATGAGCGCTTCGAAATGGGCGGCGGTGAGACGGATAAAATTATGCTGAACCTTGTGGGGGATTGTGACAATGCGTGATATTCAGATGGTGTTATCTCGTTGGGGCGCATGGGCGGCGAGTGGCGAGGGTAATATCGGCTATCCCCGAACGGCTGCCGGACTGTCTCGTTTACTGCCTGCCAGCCGTCAGGGTCGCGTATCATGCTGCGATGATGACGGAATGTTTATCAACGAGGCTATGATTCGCCTGAGCAAGCATGATGAATATCTCTGTGCGCTGCTGGAATGGCACTACATTGAGAATTTGCCGCTCCGCGCCATGGCAACAAAGCTGGGTATTTCACACAATCAGGTATCGGTGAGGATTCAGGCAGCCGAAAGTTTTATTCAGGGCTCGCTTTGCACGCTGGATATCAGGCTGGAAATGGACAGGGAATGCCGCAAAGAAAATATTTTGCCGCCCAAACTAAAAAGAGTTGTGTAATTACAAAACCGCTATTATTGTGCTATGAGTTGACACAACGCACTGACACATAACATTCAAGACCTCGCCAAATGGCGGGGTTTTTTGTATGATTCTCTCCACGACCAGCCGATAAATCTGTTTTAATCAAGGAGAGTTTGCGATGAGCGATGAAAGTTTCGATCTTACTAAAATTCAGGAAATTCGCGCTACTGACGACTTAGGGCATGCAAACCAAGGCTTAGCTAACGGCTGGGTGCTGCTTAAAATTTCCGAGGACATAACTGGTTGGGAAGATGGAAGCAAGACCAGCAGGTTGACTTACCATTTGGGTAAACCTAAGAGTTTGCCCATCTAAGTCAGCACGAAAAAATCAACCTATGGACCTCGCTATCGGCGGGGTTTTTACTTTCTATGCTTTATTCTTGATGTGATAATTGCACCTCATACTATCTGAGGGTGCAACATGATAACTTTTCAAGATTTAAAGAATTTTAGAAATGATGCTAAGGCAAAAAGGAAAAGCAACAGAGACTTGCTGAAAAGTTCAATTGTTGATTTTTTTAATACTTACAAGTCTGGACTTGATCTATCAAAAGAGACTTTTACTGACGAAGTGGATATAGAATATCCTTATATTTCTTTGGTAGACAGCGACGGAAAGAAGAAAAATGCTGACAGCATAATCATTGCTCCAGAAATCAGGGCTAGATTTCAGCTTTATACGGTCGTTGATGATAACCCTTCCCGCCCTGCTGTTGAGTCCGTGATTGTCAGCGCTTTTATCTCAAATGAAGAGGTTTGCTATAAAATTTCTGGATTGAGTCGGCCTGAAAAAACCTTTATTGATGTTAAAACAAATGAAAATCTTGTTGAAATCAGCGAGTTTATCAAGCAGTCACTTTTAGATAAAATGGCTAGCGAATATGGAGTGACGCAGGAGTCCGACAAAGACACTGTTAATCTCTGGGACTAATTTTATCTCTGCTGAATTTTTAATTTGTCAGAGTTTATATAATAGAGGGTCGTCATAGAGCGGCCTTCTTTCATTTTTGCGCCCGCCAATCACTACAAGCCACGCTTATTTCACGCCGTGGCGATGCGCAATCTTTTAAACCCCCACACAGCACCGACCGTAATAGCGGAGGTGAACATGAGTATCGATATGAGCAAACTTGCAACTGGCGTTGCTTATGGCGCTTCTGCTGGAACAGTGGCTAACGGGTTGCTCACCCGGCTTAGCCCTGATGAGTGGAGTGCTGTAGGAGTGATATCAGGCATCGTGGTTGCAATTCTGACCTTTGCCATAAACGTCTACTTCAAAAGAAAAGTTTCTCTGGCCCAAATCAAAGCCCTTGAGCAACGCGGTTACATCCCGTCAGAAAAACTTGGGGAGGAATAAGCATGGCTATATCAGGCGGTCTGCGTAATAAGCTGATAGCCGCTGCTGGTGGCGGTGCCATGTTAATCGCGACAGTTTTTATTGGCGGTAAAGACGGTGTTGAAGGGCGGGTATACGAGCCTTACAAGGATGTTGCTGGCGTCTGGACAGTCTGTGATGGTCATACGGGCTCAGACATCATAAAGAACAAGCGCTATACGGACAGGGAATGTGATCGTCTGCTTATTCGTGACCTTAAGCCTGTAGAAAAGGCTGTGAATGAGATGGTTAAAGTGCCTCTCAATGATTACCAGCAGGCGGCGCTTTACAGTTTCACTTACAACGTAGGCATTTCAGCGTTTTCAAAATCAACTCTGCTTAAAAAGATGAACGCGGGCGATCAGGTTGGTGCCTGCGAAGAGTTGCGCCGCTGGGTTTATGCGGGCGGGATGAAATGGCGCGGGTTGATGAACCGCCGTGATATGGAGCGCTCAATGTGCCTGGCGGACGGTCCTGATGATATCTAAGACAGCCATCGCTTTAATTGTCCTGCTCGTCATTGCGCTGCTAACAGCGTCTGGCACAGCTTTTTATTATCGCGGCAATGCCATTGATTTTAAATCGCAGCGGGATAAGGCCTCTGGTGAACTGAAGTTGGCAAATGCCACGATTAATGACATGCAGGTAAGTCAGCGAGACGTTGCTGCCCTCGATGCGAAATATACCAAGGAGTTAGCTGATGCGAACACTGAAAATGACAGGCTTCGCGCTAAGCTGGCTGCTGGTGGCCGGGTGCGGGTCACAGGCGAATGTAAACCGAAATCCACCACCTCCGGCAGCCTGGGCAATGCAGGAACCGTCGAACTCTCTCCAGTTGCTGGATCAAACGTTCTCAGTATCCGATCCGGAATCATCAGTGACCAAACTAAAGTGAGATATTTACAGCACTATATAGCTGAACAGTGCTTAGTGAATTTTCAAGTTATTAATTAATAAGAAAAATAACATGGATTTAATTTTTCGTGCATACGATTTGATTTTTGCGCATTATTTGTATATTTTATGATCTCCAATAATAGGAGGTCGTATGGCATTTCGAGCAGATGATGAACGTAGCAAGGGTTTAGAAAGAGCTATCAGCTATCTCGTTCCTAGGGGGGCTAGTCAACATGATAGAGATGCCGCCCTCGAAGTAATTTACGATATTGAAGAGCGGTACGGACCTGTCATTGAGCACTATCCATCTTGGCATCCATTGATGTCTTACAAAGAGGCTAAAACATTTAGGAATAATAGTTTTACATCCCCTTGTAGAGACAACGGATATGCTGGAGTAGACCATACGATTTGCTTTGTAAATGCTTTTATCACCTGTCCTTATGACGGTGGTGAAAAAATTCTTGAATCAGTAAGATCAAGGCCTAAACAAAAAATTGCTCGTGTTGATGCCAAGATAATCGATGCGAAGCTATATGCGCCAAGTGCTACATCTGTGCTGGTAACTTGCGATTGGTATGTCGATTTAAATCATGGGAATGTAATCCCAAAGCAGGTTGCCATTGGATTGATGCTTGAAGAAGAGATTCCACAATGGAGAAATGCAGAAGTTGGGGAAACTTGGGACTCAATGAAATCTTATTTTTTGGGCAGCCCAAGAGGTGCAAAATCATCATTGTTTGTTGATCAGGAGACTGGGCAGGCGATGAAAACGGTATGGAATGCTGTTATTAATACTGGGCTTTATGGGCCGATTAAAGTTTGAACAGCCATACTCTGTGAAGCGTTACGAAACTCACGCTACCAAATATATTAAGGAATGTGATAAAAGAACCTCTCATTAAAAAAGGAGGTTTTATGGTTACACCTTATAAAGTATTGGAAGAGTATGTTTTTCATGTAAACGGCCTTAGCAATGTTAAGGGACGCATTATCCAACCATTTGGCCTCCCATCATCAAATCTTACGTGGGAAGCTAGTCATATCAGTGGTTCTCATGTAATGAATAACGGCGGCAGCTTAGATTTCGTGAGAGATAATCTTTTTCAGTATATCAATACGCTTGACTCATCATCAAAGCCTGACCCGCGATATTGAATGTCCGATAAGCCGCCTACGGGCGGTTTTTACTTTGTGCTAAAAACTGCATTCACTGAGTTCAATTTTCAGCATAAACACAATGAATCATCGGCTGGTGGTATCACCATTGCCGAGGTTTATATCTATCTGACCAGTAGGAAACTCTGAATGGAAGTCGTGATTGATGGGATTGCCTATGAGCCAGTGACTGAACGGGCATCAAATATCGGTATAGCCATCAGCACACACAACCGCCATGAGGTTTTATCCCGTGCCCTTGAGCATCAGCTTAAGTTTCTTCCTGCTGGTGCGCTGGTGGTTGTGATAGATGACGGTTCGAACATTCCGGTAACCGTTCCCTCTGGCGTCAGTGTTATTCGGCGTGACGTGTCACGCGGCATCGTGGCATCGAAGAACGCCAGCCTAAAGATGCTGATTGACGCAGGCTGTGAACATCTTTTCCTTTGGGATGATGACGCATGGCCTGTAGCGGGTGGATGGGAGCAACCTTACATCGATTCACCCGAACCGCATTTGGCCTATCAGTTTCAGGACTTCGCGACAGGCCAAAAGCTAAACGACATAGCCGTGCTTTACCGCGACGATAAACACGTTGCCTACACAGGCCAGCGCGGTGTGATGCTTTACTACCATCGCAGCGTGATTGAAAAGGTTGGCGGTTTCGATTCCATCTATCAGCGCGGCATGTATGAGCACTCAGATTTAGCACTACGCATTCACAATGCCGGGCTTACGTCATGGGCATTCGCTGACGTGGTCGGTTCTGAAAAACTTATTTACTCGCTTGATGAGCATCAGGCCGTTGAGCGTTCTGTACCAAAGCCAGACCGTGAAGCGCAGGTTAAGCGCAATGTAACAATTCACAACGAGCGCCGTAACAATGGCTACACCGGGTATGCTGAATACCGCGATAAGCGCAATGTGGTCATCACCACGTTACTGACCAGCCAGCCGGACCCTCAGCGCGGCCTCAAGATAACACCTTCACGTGACCTGCTGGCTAAGTGGGTGTCATCGCTCAGTGGTTGTGGCCGCATCGTCCTGGCTGATGAGTTGGACACGGTTCCTGCTGATGCCGAGTTATTTCGTATGGCCGATGTGAAGATGAATGTCTACTTCCGCCGCTGGCTGCATATCTGGCAGCACTTACGCGATCATCCTGAATATCACTTTGTCTGGTGTACCGATGGTACTGATGTAGAAATGCTTCAGCAGCCTTGGCAGGAAATGGAAGAGGGCAAGATTTACGTTGGCTCTGAGCCCAAGACTTACGCTGACCAGTGGGCTAAGCAGTCACATCCTGAAGCTATTTATCAGGCATTCATTGCTGAGCACCGTAATGACGTGATGTTAAACGCTGGCCTGTTGGGCGGTACACGCGCTGATGTGATGGCAATAGCGCATGGCATTATCCGTCTGTATTACCACATCGAGTCGTTGCGTTTCTGGGGTAAAGAGCAGTCAACTGCATCGGTCGGTGACATGATGGCGTTTGGCATTGTTGCCTATCGATACCGTGACCGACTGGTAACAGGCCCGCGCGTCCACACGGTGTTTAAGTCAGAAGGTATTGGTAAGGAGTTTGCGTTATGGCGGCACAAATAAAGTTTGTCATTGTGGCGCACCACACACGATTAGAAGCAATGGTTAACCTGATGCGGATGCTTAATGCTGACACCCTGATTGACTATGAAGATGGTGGTGCCAATGCCAATCACCGTCGCGCTATTGAGTGGGCCAGCATGCAGGACAGTCGCGTGGTTATCATAGAAGATGATGCACTGCTGGTTGATGGCTTCACCGATAAGGTTGAGGCCTGGCTAAACCGATTCCCTAACGATCTTCTGTCTTTTTATTTAGGTACCGGCAGGCCACCACAGTATCAGCTTGAGGTGGCAACAAAGCTTATCGACAGCGACCAGCGCCAGACTGACTACATCACCATGAGCAGGCTTATTCATGGCGTCTGTTACAGCATCCCGCAGCATCGTATTACTGACGTGCTGACCAGATGGGACAGCGCAAAGCCAGCAGACTACGCCGTTGGTGATGCGTATGGTGGCCGCGTTGTCTATCCGTGTTACTCGCTGGTTGACCATGCAGACTCAGCAACTGTTGAGCAGCATCCCGACAATGAGCAGCGCACCGAACGCCGCAAAGCGTGGAGACTTGCCTGATGCCAGCAGCAATACCGCGCGCTTGCAGGAAGCGTGGATGCGCCGGAACAACCACTGACCGATCTGGTTACTGTGAGCAGCACCGCAATGAGGGTTGGCAACAGCACCAGAGAGGACAGAGCAGACACGAGCGGGGCTATGGCAGCAAGTGGGATGTGATAAGGGCTCGCGTCCTGCAGCGTGACCGGCATCTCTGCCAGAACTGCCTGAGAAGCGGAAGGCCAACAGCAGCCATGACCGTTGACCACATCGTACCCAAAGCACATGGGGGTACCGATGATGATACCAACCTTGAGGCCCTGTGCTGGCCCTGCCACCGCAGCAAAACCGCAAAAGAAAGACTGAAATGAGAATCAATATCATCAATGTGGGTTCAAATGTAACTAACTCACTTCAAATGAGAGCCATTATCGTTTGTCAGGGGGAGGGCGGGTCGAAAGTTCACCCCTCTCGCCTTTAAGGACCGCCGCCTAACTTTTTTTCGCATCGCCGCAGGTTAGAAAACTTTTTTTTGGGGTGACCCAACCAGTGATTAATAGGAGTTTTCGATTATGCCAGGACCGCCGAAAACCCCGACACATCTGGCTTTGGTGAAGGGGAACCCATCAAAACGCGCTATAAACAAAAACGAGCCAAAACCTAAGTCAGGGGTACCCCCAATTCCAAAGCATCTGGATAAGATGGGGAAGTACTGGTTCAAGCGAATTGGCGAAGAGCTTGATGCCGTTGGTGTCATGACCACGCTAGACGGGAAAGCCCTTGAGCTGCTGATTGAGGCCTACACCGAGTACCGTCAACACTGTGATGTTCTGGCTGAAGAGGGCTACACCTATAAGACGGTGTCAGCAACCGGCGAGGATATTGTTAAAGCTCATCCGGCAGCAGTAATGAAGTCCGATGCGTGGAAGCGCATTCGGGCGATGCTCACTGAATTTGGCATGACCCCGGCCAGCCGTTCTAAGGTTGGCGCTAAGGGCCCTGCTGAAGCCGATCCCCTTGAAGAGTTTCTTAAAAAGCGCAAATGATGAATGGCAACTGTTCAGGCTGGTATTCAGTACGCCGAGAGCGTGCTGTCTGGCGAGATCGTTGCTGGCGAACTGGTGCGCCTGGCGTGTCAGCGTTTTCTCAATGATTTAGAGCATGGGCCGGAACGCGGTATCTACTTCAGCGAGGACCGCGCTCAGCATATTCTCGACTTTTATAATTTTGTTCCTCATGTCAAAGGCGCTCTTGCGGGTAAGCCGATAGAGCTGATGCCCTGGCATATTTTCATCCTCATTAATTTGTATGGCTTTGTCATCCCACTCGTCGATGAGGTGACGGGCGGGCACGTTTTTGATGAAGATGGCGATGTGATTATGGTTCGCCGTTTTCGCACTGCTTATAACGAAGTGGCCCGTAAAAACGCCAAATCAACCCTTTCTTCAGGGGTTGGTCTTTATATGACCGGGGCTGACGGGGAAGGTGGCGCAGAGGTTTATTCTGCGGCCACAACACGCGATCAGGCTCGCATCGTTTTTGACGATGCCAAAAACATGATTAAGAAAGCGCCCCGGACGCTGGGGCGGCTGTTCGGTCATGTGAAGCTCAACATCCATCAGGAGCGAACAGCATCCAAATTTGAACCCCTTTCGAGCGACGCTAACAACCTCGACGGCCTCAATATTCACTGCGGAATTGTTGATGAGCTTCATGCTCACCGGACCCGCGATGTCTGGGACGTCCTGGAAACGGCGACGGGAGCCCGTCTTCAGTCGCTTTTGTTTGCCATTACCACAGCAGGGACCAACAAAGAGGGCATCTGTTTCGAGCAGCGTGATTACGCCATAAAAGTGTTGCGCGGTGTGGTTGATGATGACACGTATTTTGCCGTGATTTACACGCTTGATGAGCAAGACGATCCGTTTGATGAGACGAACTGGCCTAAAGCTAATCCCGGCCTCGGTATCTGTAAGCGCTGGGACGACATGCGCCGCCTTGCCAAAAAGGCAAAAGAGCAGGTTGCAGCCCGTCCAAACTTTTTCACCAAACACCTTAACATCTGGGTTACGGCTGAAAGCGCCTGGATGGACATGGATCGCTGGTCAAAAATGCCGAAACTCGGTGCTGATGAAGACCGTAAAACGTGGCCGATGTGGGTGGGCGTTGACCTCGCCAACAAGATTGATATCTGCGCAGCGGTTAAGACATGGCGTGACCCATCCGGTGAAACTCACATGCAGTCACGTTTCTGGATACCGGAAGGAAGGCTTGAAACCGCACCTGCTCATATTGCTGAGCTTTACAGGAAGTGGTCTGCAGCCGGTTATCTTGAGCTGACCGATGGTGACGTTATCGACCACTCGATGATCAAAGCGGACATAGTGAAGTGGGTCCAGGGGGAAAATATTAAGGAGATTGCGTTCGATCCCTGGAGTGCTGTTCAGTTCAGTCTGTCTCTTGCTGAAGAGGGTTTACCGCTGGTAGAGGTGGCTCAGACGGTAAAAAACTTATCAGAATCAATGAAGTCTGTTCAGGCAGAAATTTACGGTAATAAATTCCACCATGACGAAAACCCTGTCATGACCTGGATGATGTCAAACGTCACGGTTAAGCCTGACAAAAACGACAACATTTTCCCAAACAAGTCCACGCCTGAAAACAAGATTGACGGGCCGGTCGCGCTGTTCACTGCAAAAAGCCGAATGCTGGTAAATGGTGGTGAGGATGCGCAGGACCTGAGTGGATTCTTCGAAAACCCGATAATGATAGGCGTCTGATGAAAAAACAAAAGCAGCCTGGCAAGGTTAAATCAGCCTTGCTGAACTGGTTAGGCGTACCGATTGGATTAACAACGGGTACTTTCTGGCAGGAATGGATGGGGATGAGCAGCAGTGGAAAGGTTGTCTCAGCCGATAAAGCTATCCAGCTTTCAGCGGTATGGGCCTGCGTGCGGCTTTTAAGTGAATCTGTCTCGACGCTTCCGCTCAAAATCTATCAGCGTCAGGATGATGGTTCACGCAAGCCCGCCACGCAGCATCCTGCTTATCAGGTACTTTGCCGGCGCCCTAATCTGGAGATGACGCCGTCGCGCTTTATGCTGATGCTGGTTGCCAGTATCTGCCTGCGTGGTAATGGTTTTGTCGAAAAAAAGATGATCGGCAACAAACTGGTTTCACTGGTTCCGCTACTGCCGCAAAACATGGTTGTTAAGCGACTTGATGATGGTTCTCTGCAGTACACCTACACCGAAACATCATCCCAACGCGTGATACCCGTTAAAAACATCATGCACATTCGTGGATTCGGGCTTGATGGTGTCTGCGGCATGATGCCGATGATGGCGGGTCGTGATGTCATCGGCGCGGCTATGGCAGTGGAAGAGTCAGCCGCAAAAATTTTTGAAAACGGCCTTCAGAGTTCGGGGTTTCTCTCCGCTGAAACAGCCCTTGATAAAGATCAGCGCGAAAGGCTGCGTGGCTATATGCAGGTATTCACCGGTTCCCGTAATGCCGGGAAAATTATGGTCCTTGAAGGCGGCCTTAAATACCAGAATGTGACAATGAATCCCGAAGCGGCGCAGATGCTTGAGTCCAGGGCTTTCAGTATCGAAGAAATATGTCGCTGGTTCAGGGTTCCCCCTTTCATGGTGGGCCATGCAGACAAGCAAAGCAGCTGGGCTTCAAGTGTTGAAGGCATGAACCTTCAGTTCCTGACGAATACTCTCAGGCCGCTTCTTGTGAATATCGAGCAGGAAATTTCCCGGTGTCTGCTTGATGGTGACGAAGAGTTATTTGCGGAATTTTCGGTTGAAGGGTTATTGCGTGCAGACAGTGCCGGACGTTCTGCCTACTACACAACAGCGCTTCAGAACGGATGGATGTCACGTAATGACGTTCGCCGCCTGGAGAATATGCCGCCTATTGAAGGGGGTGAGATTTACACCGTACAGCTGAATCTCACGCCACTGGAAGACCTGAAGCAAAACAGCCAGGCAGCTCAGGCCGCTAACCTTCTGAAAATACATAACTACGTTTTCCCGGATATTCCTTTCGAACAATCCCCGCTTAAGAAAGCGGCTTAGGAGCTACCCAAATGACACTGAAAAGTCTTCCGGCTGCGCCGGCAGGACGGCCTTCTGCACTCTCAAATCGGGATTTGCCGTCTGCTGCTATGGAACGCTGGAACGGCGGTATCAAAGCCGCTAAGCCAGATGAAAACAGCATTTCCGTGTTTGATGTGATTGGTGCTGACTACTGGGGTGATGGAGTGACTGCCAGCCGTATCGCGGGCGCACTACGTTCAATGAATGGGGCTGACGTCACCGTGAACATCAACTCACCTGGTGGTGACATGTTTGAAGGGCTCGCCATCTACAACCTTCTGCGTGAGTACGAAGGAAAAGTGACCGTAAAAGTCCTTGGTCTGGCGGCTTCAGCGGCCTCAATTATTGCGATGGCTGGCGATGATATCCAGATAGGTCGTGGTGCATTCCTTATGATCCATAACTGCTGGGTCTATGCGATGGGTAATCGTCATGACCTTTCGCAGATAGCAGCGGATATGGAGCCATTCGATAAAGCAATGGGTGATATCTACTCCTATCGCTCAGGCCTCAGCGCTGAAGATATTGCTGAAATGATGGACGGTGAAACCTATATCGGCGGCAGTGATGCTGTTGATAAGGGTTTCGCTGACCGTCTCCTGTCTGCCGACGAAATATCCGATGACGATGACAGTCCGGCAGCTGCATTGCGTAAGCTCGACGCTCTGTTAGCCAAGGCCGAAACGCCACGTTCAGAGCGGCGAAAACTTCTCAAAGCTTTATCAGGCAGCACGCCGTGCGCTGCTGCCAGTCCAGAGGGTACGCCGAGCGCTACCGATGAAGTAAACCCCGAAAATCTCAAACAACTCCAAGACGCCCTGGCGGCGTTCGGCAAATAAGGAATTACCATGTCAGAAGTAAATGAAATCCTGAAAAAAGTTACTGCAAGCATTGAAGAAGCCAATGGCAAATTCAGTGCTAAAGCGGAGGAGGCGCTGAAAGAGGCCAAAAAGTCAGGCACTCTTTCTGAAGAGACAAAAGCGGCAGTTGATAAAATGGCTTCGGAATTTAATGCGCTTCGTGAAGCTGAAAAAACTCTGAAAGCTGCTCTGGGTGACCTGGAGCAACATGTCGCTAACATGCCTCTGCAAAATGCAGTGAAGGTCGCGCAGTCTGCAGGCCATGTTGTCATTTCGAGCGAAGCACTCAAAACGTTTGCTTCCAGCGTTGAATCAGGAAAGCGACTGAGTATTCCCGTCAACTCAGCGCTGACTTCACCAGACCTGCCGGATCGTGTTGTGGAACCACAGCGACTGCCAGGTATCGATACAGCGCCTAAGCAGCGACTTTTTATTCGCGATCTTATTGCGCCGGGTCGTACTGGTTCGCCAGCAATTTTCTGGGTTCAGCAAACCGGCTTCACTAACGCTGCCAAAGTGGTGCCAGAAGGTGAGAAAAAGCCTTACAGCGACATCAAGTTTGAAACCAAAATCACGCCTGTCACAACCATTGCGCACATGTTCAAAGCGTCGAAACAGATTCTTGATGACTTTGCGCAACTTCAGTCAACCATTGATGCAGAGATGCGTTACGGGCTGAAGTATGTTGAAGAGCAGGAGATTCTCTTTGGCGACGGCAGCGGTGCTCACCTGAAAGGCATCGTTCCGCAGGCATCCAAGTTTGATCCTGCCTTTAAGGTTGCTCAGCAGAGCGGTATCGATGATTTGCGCCTGGCTATGCTGCAGGCTCAGTTGGCTCGTTTCCCTGCATCAGGTCACGTTCTGCACTTTATTGATTGGGCAAAGATCGAACTGACCAAAGACAGCCTGGGCCGCTATATCCTGGCTAACCCTTCTGCTTTGACCGGACCGACCCTTTGGGGACTGCCGGTAGTGGCGACTGAAGAAGCTAAATTCGCTGGCAAGTTCCTGACGGGGGCGTTCAATGTGGCCGCCCAGCTCTTTGACCGTGAAGATTCTAACGTTGTTATCTCCACTGAAAACGGCACTGACTTCGAAGAGAACATGATCTCAATTCGCTGCGAAGAGCGACTTGCGCTTGCTGTTAAGCGTCCTGAAGCGTTTGTCTTTGGCAACTTCAGCGGTGCCGAAAGCGGTTCGTAACCATCAGCGGCCTTAGGGCCGCTTTTTCTCTCGGGATTCTCATCATGATTATCAATCTTGAAACGGTGAGAGAGCATTGCCGTATTGATGCTGACGATACCAGCGAAGATTCGTTGTTAACCATCTACATTGGTGCAGCAAAGCGACACATTGAAAAATGGACGCGCCGAAACCTTTATGAAACCAACGCTGATGCGGGGTTTGATACCGACGATGATCGCCTGCTGCTTGATGATGACATCCGTCTGGTCATATTGCTTCTGGTTGGTCACTGGTATGCAAACCGCGAAGCGGTCAGTGAACAAAAAACCAGTGAAATGCCTCTGGCAGTGGATGCGCTTCTTCAGCCCTATAAGGTTTATGGTCTATGACAGGGATGGCGGCTGGCGAGCTTGATAAACGCATCAGGGTACAGCGCACTGAATCAGAACGCGGGCCGCTTGGTGAGGTATTGCCGGGTCAGGTTGTTATCAGTTCACCCTTTATCTGGGCCAAAGCTGAAAACATTTCAAACCGCAAAATCCGCAGTCTGGATCAGCAACAGATTGTTGAGACATGGCAGTTCACTATCCGACCGCGTATCGATGTTCAGACGGACTGGAAAATAAGCTGGGGGAATGAGGTTTATACCATCAGGGCCGTTGATCGCAGCATGCGTGATCGTGCCGTCATCACTGCTGAAAGGGATGTGCGTCATGATTGAGTCAGGTATTTACAAAGCCCTTCAGGCGCTGTCCGAACTGCAGGTTTACCCCTTACTCATTCCTGACACTGAGCAGGAGGGTATTACCTATCAGCGTATTTCTGACCCCGAGATTGAAAATGGTCTTGTCAGAACGTCGCTGGTGGCGGGGCGCTTCCAGATTTCCTTTGTCAAAGTCTCTGATTATACCGGTCTTCTGGCGCTGGATAATCAACTCTGGCAGATGTGGAAGGGCATCAGGCATGGTGATATTGGCGGCTATCCGGTTCAGTACGTTGAGCGCGGTTCTCTGCAACAGGATAAATCCACGCTGCCTAATAACGCCGTTCAGTACCGCCTGAGCAGAGATTTCATCATCTATTTCAGTGAGGTGTGAATGTGCTGAGTATGCAGGTTACAGGGCTTGATGAGCTTGAACGTCAGCTTATTGCCCTGGGTGAAAAAGCCGGTACAAAAGTATTACGTGACGCTGGCCGCGCTGCCCTTGAAATCGTTGAGCAGGACATGAAAGAGCATGCAGGTTACGACGAGTCCGCAAAGGGCCCTCACATGCGCGACTCTATCAAAATTCGTTCCACAACCCGATCCAAAGGTAATGCAGTCGTCGTGCTTCGTGTCGGACCCAGTAAGCAGCACTTCATTAAAGCGCTGGCTCAGGAGTTCGGCACAGTGAAACAGGTTCCTTCCCCCTTTATTCGCCCGGCGCTGGATTACAACAAATCCCGCGTCCTCAGAATCCTCGCGGTTGAAATACGGGACCGCATTCAAAACAACGGGTAGCAGCCGCTACCACTTCAACAGAGAGAAAATCATGGCTGATAATAAAACTTCGCCAGAATACGCGATGCTGCCTGCTGGCACCGTGGTTATGTGGGGCGCGGCTGGCGCGGCGGTTTCCGCAATGAAACCGTTGATTAACTGTAAGGCGCTTGGCGCAACGGGCCAGACGGGCGGATTCGTTGACTGCACCACGCTCATTGATACGAGCAAACAGTTTATTTCTGACCTGCCTGAAGGGCCTGAAAAGTCACTCGGCTTTGTGGACGACCCGTCTAACACCGATTTTGCGGCCTTCCTTAACGCTGCGCAAAACCGTCAGACGGTTCAGTTCTACGTGGAACTGCCAAACGGTCGCACCGCCAACATGGTTCTGGCGCTGTCTGGATGGCAGATGAATGAAATCACCGCACCTGCCAGTGAAGTCATTCAGATCACCGTTCAGGGCAAGCAAAACAACATCCAGTGGGGCGTTGCTTCCGGCTCTTAATTCATTAACAGTGCCGCTGTCATGGCGGCTTTAATTACTCAGCAGGTAAAATCTGATGTCAGATAATTTCGATATTTCAAAGCTAAAATCACTGTTATTGCAGCCAAAGAACACCGCCGTTAAAACTGAAATGTTCGGTACCCCCGTTTATATCCGCCGTCGTACTGCGGGCGAGCTTATCAGCTATGAAGAGTCGCTTGATAAGGCGCAGGAAAGCGGCAACGTCCGTTCTATCTCAGAAATGAGCGTTCAGTTGATCATCGACAGCCTTGTGAATGCTGACGGCTCAGCCATTCCCGCTGAGATGCTGCCAACGGCGGCTGAGCTGATTGATTCGCATGACAATCCAGCCCTGATGGAAGCGATTGAGCGCGTCAAAACGCACGCTATCGGCAAGCTGGAAGAAGCGGAAAAAAACTAACGGGCTCGCCGTGGCTCCAGCTTATTTTCTGGCTGGCTGACAGGTGGGGCGAACCTGACCCCTCCGTCATAGCGGCGCTGCCCTGTGACGTGCTGAACCACTGGCGGGCATACTTTCTTCAACAGGGAATTTTGAAACAGCCTGGCCCTGAAAACATTTCTTCTGTCGCAACCCCGCATCACCCGGCAGGTAACGTAACTGCGCCTGACGTCAGTCAGCAGTGTGATGCTGTCATGAGGGCGTTAATGTAATGGCTGATGTCGCTTCCCTTGCCGTAGGGCTTCACCTCAATGCGGCTAACTTCAAAACGCAGCTTATTGGCGCGTATGGCGATGCTAACAAACAGTCGCGCCAGTTCAACCGACAGGCACAGGACGATGCCAAAAAGACTGAAGAGGCCTATAAGCGCGTAACCTCCACTGTAAGCGGACTTGCTGGTCGCATCGCCGGGCTGGCGGGGGTGGGTTTTTCGCTGGGTGCGATTATCCAGACTTCACGGCAGTATTCGCAGGCACTGTCTGACCTTTCTTCAATTACCGGCGCAACAGGTGACAAGCTCCGTGCTCTCGATCAGGCCGCGCAGCAGATGGGGCGCACCACTGAGTACAGTGCCAGTCAGGCGGTTGAAGCGCTGAAGTTGATGGCTTCGGCTAAGCCGGAACTGCTTGAAACGGCTGACGGACTGCAAAAGGCCACCAACAGCGCACTTCTCCTGGCTCAGGCTGGCGGTAGTACACTGCCTGATGCCACGCGCACGCTGGCACTGTCACTTAACCAGTTCGGCGCGGGCGCTGAGCAGGCAGACCGTTACATTAACGTGCTGGCTGCAGGTGCCAAATTTGGTGCATCTGAAATTAACGACACCGCCGCCGCGATTAAAAATGGTGGTGTTGCCGCAGCGCAGGCCGGGATCGGATTTGAAACACTCAATGCTGCTATTCAGGTGCTGGCATCGCGTGAAATCAAAGGCGGTGAAGCGGGTACTGCGCTGCGTAACATCATCCTGAATCTCGAAAAAGGTACGGACAAGACGCTCAAGCCCTCTGTTGTCGGGCTGAGCAAAGCGCTGGAGAATCTTGCAGGCAAAAACCTCTCCACGGCGCAGGCCGTTAAGCTGTTTGGCGTAGAGAACATCAACGCCGCCTCTATTCTTACCAGTAACCGAGGCAAACTTGATGAGCTGACCAAATCGCTTACGGGTACGCAGACTGCCCATGAGCAGGCCGCTGTCAGGGTGAATAACCTCAACGGCGATCTTATGGGGCTGACAAGCGCTTTTGAAGGTTTGATCATCAAGGTCGGTCAGTCTGGTAACGGTCCTCTTCGCTCCGGTGTTCAGAGCATTACGGAATCCGTAAACGCCCTGGCTGATAACTTTAATACCGTTGCCTCAGTCGCGCTCTATACCCTGATTCCGGTTATCTCAACCAAACTGACAGCGGGGCTCAGGGAAAGTGTGACATCCTGGACTGCTAACGAAATGGCAGTCAGGAGAAACGCATTACAGCAGGCCGAAATCGCGAAGCAGACCATTGCAGCGGCACAGGCCACGCGGTCACAGGCTCAGGAAGAGGCCCGTTATCTTGGCACGCGTACAGCGGCAAACGCGGCAGCGGGCATCAATGTTGGCTATCAGAAAGAGCAGGTTGCGCTAAGTCGCACGATCAGAGAGTCGAGAATCGCTGAAGCAGCGGCTACTGAGCGGCTGGCCGGGGCTAATTCACAACTTTCTCTCAGTATAAGGGCAGCATCGGTTGCTTCCGGGCTGGCGCGTGGCGCACTCTCGCTCATTGGTGGTCCCGTAGGTGCAGCCATGCTGGCCGGTTCTGCTGTGCTTTATTTCCATGAGCAGGCCAAGCAGGCCCGCCAGTCAGCGCTTGATTTGAAAGGCGCGGTAGTTGAAACAACAGCGGCATTGATGCAACTCTCAGATGTGAAGTTGTCGGTTAAATTAGACGATTACACTGAGCAGTTGAACAACATCAACACGCAGCGTGAAAAAGTGAAAGATGAGCTGTCACGTTACAGCGACACGCGGATCAGCCTTGCTAAAAGCCGCGAAGGTTCATCGCTTGGATTTCTTTTCCCCTCTGCTGAAACGCTTGAAAAAGAAAAGCGTCAGCTAAAGGGGCAGCTCGAAGACCTTGATTCAGCGGCATCAACAGCCAGAGATAACATCACTAACGCAACTAATGCCCGCTTCCTTGTGAAAACAGGCGTTGCTGACCGGGCTAAAGCTCTTCAAAGCGATATTCAGGCGGCGACAGCCGCAGCGGCTGATGCGGGAAAAGTCGAATCCCCCTGGGGTGGAGAGGACCCCGCTAAAGCAGACAAAAAAGCCGCGCAGGCGCTCAAGCAGTTTAAGTCCCTTCGCAATGAGATAGAGCAGGCGCACGCTTCCAGCCTGGAAAAAATCAACCTTCAGGAAAAGGCATCGCAGGAAAAAATCCTGAAGGAGGCTAAAGCCTCTGGTGTGAGTCAGGCTGAAGTTCAGCGCGTGATGACGCTCAACGCGGCAAACTATCAACAGCAGCGTCAGGAACTGGCTGAGCAGTATTCTCCGGCTAAGGCGGTTATGCGTCAGGAGTCAGAGGCAAGCCGCGACCTTAAACAGCTTTATGCGGCACGTCTGATGACTGAGCAGGAGTATCAGTCAGCCCGTATTACGCTTGCAAATGACTCTGCCCAAAAGCTTATTCAGGCACAGGCCAGCCGTACGGCAGCACCGAAACTGAACATAGCGGGTGAAGTTGACCCGGTCGCGCAGCTCCAGAATCAGCTTGTGCAGCAGCAGAGCCTTTACGATGCCTATTACGCCAACGGCAAACTCAATAAGGAAACCTATGAAGCGCTGATGCAGAAATCCTCAAGGGATTCAGCTGATGCGCAGTATCAGGCTGCTCTTAATCTTTATGCAGGGCAAAGCGCGCTGAATAAAGGGATTGTGAGCCTGGCGGAAGCAGCGTCGGAGAGAGTGACCAACTCCCTGACAGGGTTGCTTACTGGCACACAGTCTTTTAAGGAGAGCATTTCAAACCTGTTTGCGTCGCTGGCTCAGAGCGTCATTAAAAGCCTGGTTGAGATGACCGCACAGGCTCTGCTCACTAAAACAGTGCTGTCATCTTTTATGAGCTTCGGCGGTTCCGCAATAGGTGCTGTCGGGTCAGGTGTGGCGGCATCGGCGGGCAGTACCGGCGCGATGGGCATGAGTACCAGTTATCAGGGGTTTGACAGTGGCGGCTTCACGGGAGTTGGCGGGAAGAACGATCCGGCAGGTGTGGTTCATAAAGGTGAATTCGTTTTCACCAAAGAGGCAACGGAGCGTATTGGCGTTTCAAACCTTTACGACATGATGCGCGGATATGCTGACGGCGGGCTGGTTACTGCACCCACTGAGCGGCCTGTAGCGTCCGGCGTGGCGCGTTCTGGTGGTGGTACTCCGGTAATCAATATTGGCGATACGGTTGTTCATATCAGCGGATCGTCTGACAGTGGCGACGCAGGTACTGAAAAAACTGCATCAGCAGCGAAACAGCTGCAGGGAATAATCCGCAAAGAAGTTAATGATTGGGCTAAATCACAAATGACTCCTGGCGGGGTTCTCTACAACGGGCGGCAGTAACAATGGCGACAGACACTTTTACATGGGAAGTCAGGCTGCAGGCCAGTGAACAGGTTAACGTCTCAACAAACGCTGCGCAGTTTGGTGACGGTTATAAGCAGGTGTCCGGTCGCGGTATCAATGATGAGTCTGAAACCTGGTCGCTGACCTGTAACGGCAGGAAGGCTGTCATCGCCGAGCTGAGGGCCTTTCTTAAAGCACACGTTGCCAGTTCATTCTGGTGGACAAATCCATGGGGTGAGAAAAAGCTGTTCAGGGTAAAGGCTGATTCAATTAATCCCAAATTCATCAACGGTGATTTTGTGGAGATCACTTTCACCTTTGAGCAGGCTTTTGCGCCGTGACATGTCACGATATTACAGGACGCTCAGGCGTCCTTTTTTTATGGGTGAAAAATGAGTTTTAATCAGGATGTACAGACGCTGGAGCCTGGCAGTCTGGTGCAGTTGATTGAAATTGACGGCACTGATTTTGGGCTTGATACCGTGCTTCGCTTTCACGCCTACAACATTGCGTCAGACGGGTGGAAATCCTTTGCGGCTGAAAACCTGCCTTCAATCATCTGGCAGGGTAATGAGTATGATCCGCACCCTTACGAGCTGACAGGCGTTGAAATGACCAGCTCAGGGACGCAGCCAACACCAAAACTTTCTGTCGGGAACGTGGGTAATTATGTCACCGCGCTTTGCCTGCAGTTTGATGATTTGGTAAAAGCCAAAGTCAAAATACATACCACGATGGTCAAGTATCTGGATGCAGCTAACTGGACGGCAGGCAACGCCAGTGCCAATCCGCAGGAAGAGCGCCTTCAACTTTTTTATGTTAACGCAAAGACAGCAGAAACCCGCGTTCAGGTGGATTTTGAGCTGTGTTCACCGTTCGACATTCAGAGCCTGCAGTTGCCCTCGCGTCAGATTACACCCGTCTGCACATGGTGCATGCGTGGCTGGTACCGGACGGGAACCGGCTGTGATTATGCCGGTAATCTCTATTTTGCCAAAGACGGCTCACCGACTTCAGACCCGTCAAAGGACGTGTGCGGCGGTCGCCTGGCAGACTGTAAGGCGCGATTTGGGGATAACGAGCCGCTACCTTTCGGGGGCTTCCCTGCCGCCAATCTTCAGGGGAAATAGCGATGCGCCAAAAAATTATGGCGGCAATCACAGAACATGTGGCCGCTGAGTATCCGAAAGAAGCCTGTGGGCTGGTGGTTCAGGCGGGCAGGGCTCAAATCTATATCCCCTGCAAAAATATTTCAGACAATCCAACCGAGCATTTTTCCATTTCGCCTGAAGAAAAGCGGGAAGCGGAAAAGAAGGGCGCAGTGCTGATGGTCATTCACTCTCACCCTGACGTGCCGCAGCTTATACCGTCTGAACGTGATCGTGTGCAGTGCGATTATTCTGGCGTTGAGTGGGGGATCATGTCGTGGCCGGACGGCGATTTCTGCACGATTAGCCCGAGAGGTGAACGCGAGCTGGTCGGGCGTCAGTGGGTGCTTGGCTTCGCGGATTGCTGGACGCTCATCATGGATTATTACCGTCAGGAACATGGCATTACGCTGAATAACTGGTCGGTGGATTACGAATGGTGGATTGACGGCAAAGAAAACCGCTATGACGAAAACTGGCAGGCCGAAGGTTTTATTGAGGTTCCACCTCCTGAAATGCGCGAAGGTGACATGATCATGATGCGCATTCAGGCCCCGGTAACAAACCATGCCGCTATTTATCTCGGCGACAACCTCATTCTTCATCATAACTCGGGCAATCTTTCGACACGCGTTCCTTACGGCGACTACTGGCGTAACCGAACGGTGCGGGTTGTCAGGCGTAAGGAGCTGGCTGATGCTTAAAACGATGCGTTTAAAAGGGATCATGGCAAAAAAGTTTGGGCGGGTTCACCGCTTCCACGTTGCAGACCTGCGCGAGCTTATCCGCGCTATGTGTTCACAGGTGCCGGGCTTCAAAAAGTACGTATCTAACGCGCACCTCAATGGCGTTCGTTTTGCGTTCTTCAGTGGCAAAGACAATATCTCGCTTCAGGAGTTTGACATGTGCTCTGCGTCTGCTGAGTTTGAAATGGAGCCCATTATTGAAGGTTCAAAGCGCGGCGGCACGTTGCAAATCATCATTGGTGCTGTTGCTATTGTGGCCGCATTTTTTACAGCGGGTGCATCTCTCGCAGCATACGGCGCGGCGCTTGGCACCGCAACGGCAGCAGGGTTAGCCACAACCGCACTGACAAGCCTGGGTATCAGCATGTTGCTGGGCGGAGTGGTTCAGATGCTGACGCCGCAGCCCAAATTTAATGTTGGCGCGTCATCAAGCACGGATAACAAGCCTAACTATGCATTCGGTGCGCCTGTTAACACCGTTGCGATGGGATATCCGGTTCCGGTCCTTTACGGCGAGCGTGAGATTGGCGGGGCGATAATCAGCGCAGGCAGCTTTACCAGTGATCAGCAGTAAAATCAATATGAGGTTGAATATGAAAAAGTTGAAGAAATCGCAGTTGAATGAGCAGGGAGATGTAAAAGCGGCCAATGATTCAACCGCTTACTATAATGCACAAATGTCAGTTTACTTTAGGGAATGATTTCTACATTTCTTACAATGTCGCGCATTACGTTGTTATCCACAGTCTTCAAATCTTTTAAAATTTCTGCTCTTGTTTCTTGTGGGAATTTTGCAATGATTGAAAGCAAGACTTGTTTAACAGCAACTATCTCCAATGCAGTTTCTCGTTGGATCTCTGATGACATGTTGAAATTAAAATTAATATATTCTCTTGCCATAAATCGATGTTCTCCCATAGGTAATCAGCCATCCCTCATTGTCTTGTGAGTCCCTACCCCAAGCATGGATGTGCAGAATCCTTAACATAACCTTATCAGTTAATAAGCTAAATCCTGATATTCGATCAGTAATTCCTACAGGCCACCTTCGGGTGGCTTTTTTATGGGTGAAATATGCGGCTTCTCGAAGGTGTGACTATCCAGGGTAACAAAGGTGGCGGCGGCGGTAGTGCGCACACTCCGGTAGAGCAGGCTGATGATCTGCTTTCAGTCGCGAAACTCAAAATGCTGCTGGCAATCTCTGAAGGTGAAATTCAGGGTGATTTAACCGCACAGCAAATTTTCCTTAATGATACGCAGCTCGCGAATAACGACGGCAGCTACAATTTCACTGGCGTTATCTGGGACTGGCGCAAAGGCACACAGGACCAGACCTACATTTCTGGCATGCCAGAGGTTGATAACGAGCTGTCTGTTGGTGTTACCGTTACGCAGTCACTGCCCTGGACGCGCCAGTATAACAACCTGTCTCTGGATGCCGTACGCATCAAACTGAGTCTGCCTGTTCAGTATCGGTATAAAGACAACGGCGACATGGTTGGCACTGTGACGCAGTACGCCATAGACCTGTCTACTGACGGCGGCGGCTGGGTTCAGGTGGTTGATGGCCGTTTCAGCGGTAAAACGACATCCGAGTACCAGCGCGATCACCGCATTGATTTGCCTCGGGCCAGCAGCGGCTGGTCAATACGGGTTCGTCGCATTACCGCTGATTCAACTTCATCAAAGCTGCTTAATGCTTTTCGCGTTTTCTCATTTGCTGAAGTCATTGACAGTAAGCTGCGCTGCCCTAATACCGCACTGCTTTATATCGAAGTTGACTCAAGCCAGTTCAACGGGCAGGCCCCAAAAATCACCTGTAAGCCAAAAGGCAAACTGGTGCGCGTCCCAACAACATATGATCCGGTCAGCCGCAGCTATAACGGCACATGGTCAGGTGATTTTAAGTATGCCTACACCAACAATCCGGCATGGGTCTTTTACGATCTGGTTCTGGACAAAATTTATGGCATGGGAACGCGTGTTGACGCTTCCATGATTGACAAGTGGGAGCTGTACAGCATCGCGCAATACTGCGATCAGCCTGTGCCAAATGGCGCTGGTGGTACTGAGCCACGATTTACCTGTAACGTCTTCATCCAGAGTCAGCAGGATGCTTACACCGTTCTGAAGGACATAGCGGCAATATTTCGCGGCATTACCTTCTGGGGAAACAACCAGATTTTCGTCAACGCAGACGTGCCGCAGGTCGATTCAAACGGCAACGTCGATGTGGATTTTGTTTATCACGCATCAAACGTGATTGACGGGCTGTTTACCTATGCAGGTGGCAGCTATAAGAACCGGTATTCATCCTGCCAGGTGAGCTGGTCAGACCCAATCAATCACTACTCGGATACGGTTGAAGGCGTTTACGATTCCGATCTGGTTCAGCGCTATGGTGTGCGCGAAATGAGCCTGACGGCGATTGGTTGTACTTCGCAAAGCGAGGCTCACCGCCGTGGACGCTGGGCTATTCTGTCGAATGCCAAAGACGGCACTGTTTCATTTGGCGTTGGCCTGGATGGTTATATTCCGGTACCGGCTGAAATCATCGGCGTTGCTGATCCGTTCCGAAGTGGCCGGCAAAACGGCGGGCGGCTGAGTTCGGTTAACGGGCGCAGTTTCGGGCTGGACCGCGCCATTGACTACGCCGCTGGCGACAGGCTGGTGCTCAATCTGCCTGATGGTTCTGCTCAGACGCGCACTATATCCGGTATCAGCGCGGATAAAAAAACGGTAACGGTAGCCACCTCGTTCAAAATGGACCCTGTTGCAGGTGCCGTCTGGGCGATTGACAGTGACAAGCTGGCTATTCAGTACTTCCGCGTTACGTCCATTTCAGGCAATGACGATGGCACGTTTACTGTCGCAGGCGTCCAGCATGACCCGAATAAGTACCGCTACATTGATGACGGTGTACGCATTGAGCCTGCTCCCATTACTGTAACGCCTATCAACGTTCTGAAGGCCCCGACTAACATTAAGCTGGAAGAAGTCAGCTACGTTGAGCAGGGCTTGTCTGTGGCATCAATGCAGGCGACATGGGACAGGGTAGAGGGTGCGATCAGTTATGTAGCTCAGTGGCGCAAGGATAAAGGCGACTGGGTTAACGTCAGCCAGACCAGCGCTCAGGGTTTCAGCATTCGCGGCATCTATACTGGCGTTTACGATGTCAGGGTTAGAGCTGTCAATGCTGCTGAGGTGTCATCACCCTGGGGGTACGCAGATTCAACAGCGCTGACGGGTAAAGTCGGTAAACCCGGCACGCCAGTTAACCTGATGGCAACAGATAATGTGGTGTGGGCTATCGATGTCACATATGGTTTTCCTGACGGTTCTGGCGATACGGCTTACACCGAAATTCAGGTTGCCACTACGGCAGACGGCCTCAATCCTCAGTTCCTTGCCTATGTTCCTTATCCGGGTGTCAGCTATCAGCACGGCCCTATGCCTGCTGGCGTTCGTCGCTGGTATCGCGCCCGGCTGGTGGACAAAATCGGGAATACCGGTGACTGGACAGACTTTAAGGCGGGTATGTCAAACGTCAACGCCGATGACCTGATAGGCAGCGTGGTTGAAGAATACCTTCAGTCTGATGACGGCAAGGCGTTACTCACACCCCTCATTACCGATCCGAACGCCCTGGCCGAAAGCATTCTTGCTAATTATGACGATGTTGAGCAGCAGTGGGCCAACTATGGAGACAATAAAGCAGGTGTAATTCAGGCCAAAAAGGTTGCCGCTGATGCACAGAGTTCGGTTGCCGAGCTAAACACGACTGTCACGGCAAAATTCGCGGAGCAGCAGGCTGCTATCGAGGAAAAACTGACGGCCTATGCGGACGCAAATGGCGGCTCTGCAATCTATACGCTCAAGGCGGGAGTGCAGTACGGCGGCACGCAGTATGATGCCGGTTTATCTGTTGCGGTCACCATCAACGGCAGTTCAGTTGATACACGCTTCGCGGTCAATGCCAATCAGTTTGTCGTCATTAATGGCAGCGGTAAAAACGTTTATTCACCCTTCGTTATCAAAGACGGACAGGTGCTAATCAGCCAGGCATTTATTGGCGAGGGTTGGATAACAAACGCCATGATCGGCGGGTATATTCAGTCGAATAACTATGTGGCGGGCTCTGTCGGTTGGAGAATCAGTAAAGACGGTAATTTCGAAAATAACGGCACTGATGGCAGTGGGCGCATGACGCAGACAAATACCGCAATAAGCGTTTATGACTCAAATGGCGTGCTTCGTGTGAAAATGGGGAAGCTAAGTTAATGGCCTGGGGATTTGGTACGTGGGATGCAGCCGGAAGAGATAATAACACTGGACTGGTCAAGATAAACGCTGTAGGGACTATGCAGTTTGATAGCAATTACACGGGAACACAGTCTTTTTATTTGCCTTCTGGCTACTCCCTGTCCTACCTGCATCAGGCCGGGGGTAATTACATCGGGAGAATGCGAATTACGATATCTGGCAACAGTGTGACAATATCGAGCGTTGCAAATGACGATTATTCTTCGGGAACCTTAGGTAAATATCAGATGAACTTTGTAGTTGTCTATGCGAGGTAAGTTATGTCGTTTGGGGCGCTTCTGACAGATTCCCAAGGCGTGCCATTTTACATAGATGGCACAAGACCATTGACTCTGGTCAATAAAGTTGTTTACAGCGTTCCATCACCTGGCGGGTTAAGATCAATAGATTTGTACCCGAATGACGGAGTGATGAGGTTTGTTTTTATTCAGGATAACGCGGGTACAACAAGCAACTACTGTTCGTGGTTGCAAATGGACAGCAACACATGGCGTCTTTATATGAATTACCAGGCTGGAACCTCAGTAACTGTTTTCATTTTTGGGTATGCAAACCAACCCGTCCCGGCGTGGGGGGTGGCGATTTGGGATGCCCAGAATAATTGCATTCTAACCAACGAAAGCAAAGTTCTGAGGGATGTGACTTCATTAGGGGATCAGTCATCTGATACGAATTCGGGATTTAGATACACTGGTACTTTAGCGGGCAGTTGGGCTGTAGCTCCCTTCTGGAGTGGTTTATTTACGGGAGTTGATAATTCAACAGGTCAGGCAAGACCTGTGAGCGCAACATTCTATCTAGCTGCTCATTTCAATGGATCACAAACTTATTTACGGTCTGGCATTGGTCAGGGGTCAGTAGACGGCAATGTTTCCAATGCCAGTTATAGCAATTCACGATGTTTGCTAACTTGCATTAATGTCGATAAATATTGAAATTCGATCTTTTTGATTAATAAGATTAATTGATGTATATTTTAATTATGTGTAAAAGGATTTTAAACATAATAAGGATTTCATCGTGAAGAAAATTGCTTTGTTAATTTTAGTTGCGCTGCTTTCAGGATGTCAAACACTACCTCCAACCCAGTGCACTGCAACGGCCAGTATCGGTGGCCAGGATACCACTGTTCAGATATACGGCGTCAGAAAGCAGGCGAACCAGACACAGTATTACGCTGGGAACCCTTTTGGGTGGAAGTGGGTATCAAAAAACAACTTTACCCATTCCACCTGTGACAAATGATTAGCAGCCTTATCCTAAAAGACCCGGCCTCCGTGCCGGGTTTTTTATTGCCCGGAGATAACCTATGCCAGCAGGCACTATCGCACTAACCAACAAATCAGCCACAGTTGCCGGTACTGGTACCAGCTTCACCACTGAGTTAAAGGCGGGAGATTTCGTATACGTCAATGTGGGTGGCGCACCTTATACGCTGGTGGCCGCAAACATCACTTCAGATACGCAGTTAACTCTGGCCGTTGCCTTTGATGGTCCTACAACCAGTGGTTTAGCCTGGAACGCTGTACCAGCTTCTTTGCAGGTAGCCATCACACAAAAAATCCTTAACGACTTTGCCAGTGTGGCGCGTGGCCGCATCCTGGACTTTCAGAACTGGCAGAAAATATACAGTGATGCGCAGTCTGTAGATGTCATCCGTCCGGACAGAACGACTTTCACTGGCCCGAGCTGGGGATACATGGCTGCTCAGTATGCTAGCAAGGTGGATAAAACAGCCCTTGATGATTATGCCAAAAAGGGAGCCAACAGCGATATCACATCCCTTAGCGGCATGACTACTGCGCTTTCCATCGCCCAAGGCGGGACAGGAGCAAAAACAAAAGCAGATGCGTGGACAGCGCTGGCAACTTTTGGGAACAGCGCGGGAACGGCAGCGCAAGGTAACGACAGCCGGCTAAATTCAGTAGATGGAAAAAGTGGTGGCAGTGTATCTTCCCAAATTTTTGTTAACCAACAGTCATCCGACGTTGCTGATTTACCTTTAATTTTACGGCGTAGCCAGTACGTTAATGGCGTTTGGTTTGGAGGCGGGATTCGTTTCTACTTACGCTCCGATCTTTCTCAGGAAGGCGCTGACATGTATATTCAGCGAAATTCAAATGGTGAACGTCTTTTCTATCAGCGTGTTTTCAACGGAGACGGATCAATACCTGCTGTTTTTTCTTTCAGTAGTAACGGGAGTTATTACGCCTACAATGGTTCTTTTCAAAGCCTTTCTGATAAAAGAATAAAAGATGAGATTGAGACAATAAAAGACCCACTCGCGAAAATGAAGCAAATTTCGGGAGTAACTTTTAGGCGTCGCGATACCGGAAACTGGGGAATTGGCTTTATCGCGCAGGATGTCGAAACTGTTTTTCCAGAAGCGGTAAGTGATCTTAGTTACGATATTACCCTTAAAGATGGTTCAGTAGTCAAAGGCGTTAAATCACCTGATACGGCTAATGTGGCCGCTGCACTTCACCATGAAGCGATACTGGCTTTGATGGAGAAAATTGAACAGCGCGACGCTGCAATTGAAGAGCTACAAAAACGCGTTAGAGCTATTGATGGCCTGGACGCCTAAAAAAGCCCGGCGACCGGGCAATCACTGAACCACTCCTGTCTAAGCAGGTCTATGGCATGTATGATTAAGGCATTACTCATATGAGTTTAAAATGAAAATTCACAATTTCATTCTTCAGAAACAATCCCCTCATCACCGGATCAGGGAACCCTTCCATTCTTTTCATTCTTGTCCTACGGTCCCTGCTGTTCCAGTTACGTATCGTTTTGACTGACCGTCTGAAGTAAGCGGCTACCTCTTCATACGTCATATATGGTGAATCCATATTTAAACCTCATTTTTGTAATGAAAGAGCAACTAGATTAATCTCGGTGTGGGGTTTTCGATCATTAATATTTATCTAGTTATGAAAAAATATTCGTGATTGCGATAGCGAAAAGCTGGAGACTAACACGATAGGTAAGAGGGTTTGCCGGGATGCGGCGGAGATGGTAAGAGCGGGGAAGTGGAAGGCATAAAAAACCCGGCGCTGTGGCCGGGTTAGTCTTCAAGGTAGGGAGCTGTTGGTGGCCTAAAAGGTGGGTGAGATGAGAAATCAACTATCTTGACCTCATTTGGAACAAGCTCTCTTTTATAGTGCAGGATATACTCTGAAGTTCTGTCACCAAAAAGTTTGGTCATATCGTAATCAACAATTCCAATGTGATAGTGCCAGAGTTTATGTGCCTGAGCAGTTCTAACTTTGGAGATGAATTCAATGTCATCCGTTGGTACTTCATCAGAGTTTTTGTTGCGACCTTCTAGGCGGGCAAGCCCAAAATCTTGAACGTGTTTAATGAATGAAAATATTTTTATTTGGTCATCTGGAGGGAAGTTCAGAACCTCTTTACCAAAGAGCTTCCCTATCTCAACATTCACGATTTAACTGCCTCCCTGAGCCATGCAGTAAAGTCATCCACCGAATTTAATCCTTGTGGTACGGCGATAAATTCATCCGATAGCACCTTACCCATCCGCTCAAGATTGTAGTTGAATGGAAAGTCTGCACATGACATGAACCTGCCTTCTTCGATTGCAATGCATTCTTTAAGTAAGGAGTTATCCAGAACTGCCTCATCTTCATCAGCGCGAGACCAAGCCGATCCCGCAACGTGGGTCAGTCTAGATAAAACTGCAGCCGTCATTGTGCCGTAAATTTTTACTATATTATCAATGAGACAGGAAAAATCAGCGCCAATATCTGTAATTTTTGGCGTAACAAACTCGTAACGCCCACCTTCAGAATACTCAAGGGTGCTGATTAATGATGATATGTGACTATTACCATAATGTTTAGTTGCATGGTAAAGGGTAGGTATGACCGGGCCATATGGCCATTTAGCAAAAAAATCTTCGACTAGGGGGCGATCATAAAGCCTCAGCCCCCAAGACTGTGCGAAAAAAACCAACTTTTGAAGCTTCATTTGCGAAAGATCATCAATGCCAGCTTCATTAGCCTTTTGTATGAAGGCATTAGCTACTGCTATAGCAGAGTAAGCCATTGTATGCCCCCTGTGTTAAGTTTTGGACGAAAGAAGTCATCTCCGATAGCAAAAGCAATAAGAGTGACCTGTATAAATGAACAGTGGTTATGGTAACCCCAAGTCCAACATACTGTCCATCCTAAATGTATTATCGGGCATAGTCACCAATTTGGTGACAAATTTGGATCTTAAAAGGTTTACTCTTTACGCAAGGGTCTCTTCCGGCCAATGAGCCCTAAATCCCTTCGCCATCAACTCGCGGAAACGTCCCAATGATTAGGCATTAGCAAAAGGTAAGTAAGGGTGTCTGTTTGATGCTGATATGAATTGCACAACACTGTAGCAGGAAAGCACTGTTGCTCAAAAACACTAAAGCTGGGGATGAGCACGTCTTAAAGTCAGCTAGAGGGAGCATTAATCAAGAGCAGATCATACCGGTCTTGTGGTTTTTTCTAATCAGTTACGTCAGTCTGCCAAGCAAAACTAGAATCTAGCAAATAGGATTTGGGGGTATTTTTAGGGGTATCTATAAATCGTTGAACTTGTTTAATTCATAAATATTAATAAGTTAATTTGTTATGTTCAATCCTGTAGGGGCCACCTTCTCTTCTATTTGCATTCCTTAAAGTCTACTTTTTCCTTAAAAATCAGAATATAAATCTTTTAGCTGGTCCATTTCGGGCCAAGGTCACCTATTGCGTTCTTATCCAATATGGGGGCACGACAGGGGGCATCGACAGGTTCAATGGAAATGATGCCCCCAAATGAAGCTAACAGCCCGCCAAATCGACTCTGCGAAGCCAAAAGAAAAGTCATACAAACTTTCGGATGGTGGTGGTATGTATATTGAAATATTTCCAAACGGAGCCAAAAGCTGGCGACTAATGCCTCAAGAGCATTCAAGATAAAATCCCATCTGTCCTTAAACCTTTCGTCCTCGCCTTTAGCTATTTTGAATAAAGGAACTTTGTGGTGCCAGGTCGAAGTATCGTTTATGGATACGCTCGGGACGACAAATATCTCTGGAGCGGCATTGTTTCCGATATCTTCAGACATATTGCATAAAACGTAAAAAAAATCCGGCGATACGATTGGCCTATGATTTCCGACTGTCCATTGACGTGGAGCGCTTCTGGCCCATGAGCCTTTAACCTGAATGCTGATGCTTTTAGAGCCATCAATAGTGGCAATAATATCAACTGCACTTGATCCACTGGTAGTTAGTGCCGCACTAATGCCCAGTCTTGATAGCATATAAGCAACATAGTACTCACCCGCATCACCGGCGTTTTTAGACGTGCGCTTAATTACATCAGACATATTCAATCCTTGGAATTAAAGTGGCACTCACCGATAAACAAGAAACGTTCTGTCGCGAGTACCTCATCGATTTGAACGCTACGCAAACTGCTATTTGGGCTGGGTATAGCGATAACACCGCCCGTAAGATTGGCAGTGAAAACCTCACAAAACCAGACATTGCGGAAGTTATCATCGACATTAGACCAGAGCGCAACGAAAGGGTAGAGGTAAATGCAGACTATACAAGGCGCATTTACGACTGCGCCAGATGATGATAGGTTGAAATATAATGCTACACACATTAGGATTATTCCTCTTTTAATCAGGAAGATTATTTAATGTTTGGATTCGATAAGTTAATTACGCCAAAAATTATCACTGCTCTTTACCTTGTTACAGTTGCGTTACTCTCGATTGCTGCTGTGATTACTTTCTTCACAAGAGGCGTCAATGGAGCGGGATTAATACTTCTATTGATGGCTGTATTTGCGAGGGTTTTCTTTGAGAGCATCATGGTATCGTTCAAAAACAACGAATATCTGCGTCGAATAGCGGAATCGCTTGAAAAAAAATGACAGCAGTCAAGCCGCCTCCGGGCGGTTTTTTATTGTCGTAATTCTACTTAAGTAACATTTGCCAGAGATTGCAGTGAATGGCCGACCAATGCCACCCATTGAGCTAATGGAGGAATTCAAGCTATATATCTCTCACTCCGGCAAATGAAAACAGACAATTGAGTTCAGGATCAGATAGTTAGCCCAGAAGGGCGGCTGCACAATCCAGACCATGCGCACCTTGCCGAAGCTGACGTTGGCTTTTTTTGGGCGGCATCAGCTTTCGCCAAAAAAGGCGCATGGTTTTAGGGCAGAGCAAAGAAGTGATGATACGTACATGCCACTTTTAGGATTTCCGAGTCCAAAATGGTGTTTTGTTGTGTAGTTGACCAGTAAAATTTGTCAGCTTAACAACTGAGTTTAATGTCGATATATATAAGAGGCTAGTTAACTCACCAAAGGAAATTAAATCATGTTTAAATTAGTAAAAGCCTCTATCGTAGCAGTTTCTGTGATCGCATCTTTTTCAGCTATGGCTGACTGGCAGCCTTATAAAACTGTTTCATTGGATGGGTTTAATAATACAATCCCCGGTGGTAGTGTTTACAATGAAACTAATGTGGCTTCAGGTGTTTATCGCTTCCGTATTGACCCGAATTCAGCTGGGGTAGATTATGCTACTGGCCAGTCAGGAAATACGAATTCTAAATCCGCTGCATTAATGACCTATGATCGTACGACAACTACAGATAAAACCGCTGCTGTAAGTTTTTATGGTTTGAATAATGACGGGCTTCAGGCTTCATCGCTCATCCATGCATTTCCACAAGGTGGTGGTTTTGATTTGTATCTTCAAGATTGGCAGCGAGCAGATAACTCAGGCACAGTTAATGTAATAATTGAAAAGTGGCAGAATTAATTTGTCATTAGGATTTTATTAGAACTAAGCGTCCTATATTTTCTGACAGCTTATATAGGACGCTAATCTTCTACATTTTTTCATGCTTAAAATCAACCTTATCAACGCCATGAATAATGGTGTCACACAGATGAATCGTGGAAATGAACTCATTCAGACAGCCTAAATAGCTTTTTTGTGGATTGTCAAAGCAGTAAAACTGAGGGTTTATGGCCGCTTTAAAAGACCTTAAATCTAAGCTTAGGTCACTGAGCAAACAGATGCCTTTCGCGTTATCACAGGCATTGACAAGTGTTGCCCGAGAGAATGCTGCCGCAGAAAAAAAAAGCACTGACTTGCCGTCTGGAGTCAACCACATCTTTTACTGTAAATGCCGTGGGGTTAACAGGTGCACGCAAAAACAATCTTAAGGCAAAAAATTTCGTCAGAGACATTGCTGCCAGTTTGACCTGCTCCCTGCTGACTCATACATCCCGATATTAGCCATATCTTATCAACAACCTGAGCGCGTCCTGATGAACAGGTGTCTTTCCGGCGAATCGTTCATCAATACGCGTCGTGAGGCCTGAGCTGAGGGCTTTGGCTGGTAACGTTGACGCAGGTACGCGATCTCAAATGCTGCCTTCCAGAGAGGTAGTGGCATGAATTGACCATCGGATTAATTGCCTGACCTGTGAAGATGAATTCACGAAGGCGAATATGACGATCGGCGCCGCCTGCAGGATATCAGATACAGCATCGCTCGGTTCTACCCCACAGCCCTAATCAGCTATGGGGAAGGGATTAACCACCCAACATTACTGAGCACCGCCCCCCAGCTTCACAATGGCAGTTCCGTCCTCAACGTAGAGAGAGTACGCCGAATTGGCAATGACAGGGTTTATGCCCTTTTGCAGCATTTTTTGCAGCAGTTGATGATTGTCGTCTTCATTGCCGTAACCATGCGTGGTTTGGGTAAACCCTTTATTGATTAGCTGGAAAGAGGCCAAAAACTGAGAGGCAGGGCTAAGAAAATGTCCTATCAGCGGTTTATTTTCCATTAAAAGCTTTGCTCGTTCATCAATGTTGATTTGACCCACAGTACCTATTGAGTGGATGTTCTTTATATTGATAAGATCCCGAGTAACCATGTTGAAGATAAGGTCTTCATATTCCCGCTGTGACTTAAGCGCGCTGCTCAATTGAGCGCTAAATGCGATGGCGGTAATGACAGGGATGAGCGATATATATCTGAGACGCGGCGAAAAAAAGACAACAGGAACCGCAATCATGACCAACAAAGTAGAAAAAGAAACAATGGCGCGGGGGGCAACAGGCGCATCCACGAGTAAAATGGTGGGCCCCATAAGCGACACAAGGAAGATGAAAAATGCGACTGTGCAGTAAAGTATTACAGCAAGGCTTTTGCTCTTTTGCTGCCGAAATTTATATAACATCAGCAAAAATGCGATTACGACAGGAATAAGAAAGTAAATATAAACCGGACCGTAAAAGTAGGAGAGGATTAATTCTTTTAGCGCAACGACTGTGTTCAAAAGATGCGCGAACCCCTCTTGGTTTGGGTGAATAAGCTCTGCGCGGGAGTTCTTTTTAGATGCAAAAAAAAGCATGTAAACCAGGAAAAAACCAATAAATAATGATGCTTTATTGACTATGGTTTTAAACATCCCAGCCACAGTTAATTCGCTTTTGACAGCCAGAATGACAATGTCAATGGCAAGTAAGGCGATGAAAATATTGGCACAAGGCTGATACAGCGTGAGTGATAATACGCCTGCAATCACTTTAACTGAATATTCTCGTATCTGACTGCTGCTGCTGTAGGTATAAGCGGCCACAGCAAGAAAAAAAGCGATGGACATGCCCAGGGAATCGTATCGATAAGCTATGTTCTGCAAAAAAAAGGGGTTGAAGATCAGAAGGGCTGCGACCAGCTTTTCATTGGGGACATCCATTTTGACAAGGTGCTTACTCAACATCAGTGATGCGGCACCGATGAAGAGACATGATGCGATCATGGTGTAAGGGAACAGATCAAGATTATAGTGGCCGCTCGCGGATAATATTTTCATTAGGATATCGGCCATCGGCCGACCTAGTCCACGCCAGCCATATTGGCCTGTAATCGCTCTGTCTAAATCGTCCCGATAAAATACGCCCGCCTGAATCAAAGGATAGATGAATAGCAACGCCAAACCTGCATACAGGGCGAGCATTTTTTTATCATTTTTACAAATCATTCGAAATTCCATCTCACTTTTTAATGATGTAACGTGGTCGGTTCTTACTCTCTATGTATATTCTTCCGATATACTCGCCCAATACACCGATACCAATGAGCTGAACGCCACCAAGAAAGAGTATTGATACTAAAAGCGAAGGGTAACCGGGAACACTGTTGCCAAACCAGATTTTATCCACGATCATCCATGCGCCATACAAAAACGCGAAGCTCGCCACGAGCAGGCCAATATACGTCCACATACGTAGCGGAAAGGTTGAGAAACTGGTTATGCCTTCAAGAGCCAGGTTCCACAGCTTCCAGCTATTAAACTTTGAATCGCCAGCGACACGCTCGGCTCTGGCATACTCAATTACCTCCGTCTTGCCGCCAACCCATGAAAGAATCCCTTTCATGAAGAGGTTCCGCTCTGGCATCTTCTTAATATTCTCAACCACGTTCCGTGACATCAGGCGAAAGTCACCTACATTTTCTTCAATTTTCGGGTTACTGATTTTATTATGTAAGGTGTAAAACCATTCCGCCGTCTTCCTTTTCAGGTGCCCATCAGTAGACCTGTCGATGCGCTTAGCCAGAACAATATCCGCACCTGCCTGCCATTTTTCAATCAGTAAAGGAATGACGTTAATGGGATCTTGTAAATCAACATCAATAGGGATAACAGCATCACCCGTAGCATGCTCTAATCCCGCGAAAAGAGCAGGTTCTTTACCAAAGTTGCGGGTAAGGGACAGCGGCACGACCAGAGGATCTGAAACCGAAAGCGCATCGATAATAGATTCTGTTGCATCTTTACTGCCGTCATTTATAAAAACGATTTCAATTGTGTGCTGTTTCAACGCCTCAAATTCACGCACCGTTTTATAAAACACGGGAATAGCGTCTTCTTCATTAAGAACAGGAACAATCAGCGATATTTTCAT